TGCACCTTGTCCTGATGTCGGAACTGGCCATATCTTGATATCATCTCCATGTATTTCAAATGAATAATGTGATTTACGTATTTGATCATTGAATTCAATTGATTGCAAACGGAACAAGTCAGCATTAACTGGCATCATCATGAATGATACTGATGGAGAAAACCCTCCAAAGTTAAATGCATCAAGTAACTGTTGTGAGCCTAAACCTGTTCCTACAAATGGATCAAAGTATCTAACAATTGCAGGTGGTGGATTATGAAGTACACGTTTCACTTCAATTGAAGATGTTATTACATTAATTCCCAATGATGCAGATACAGCGGCACGTAAACTATATGTTTGTTGACCTGGTATCATATCTATTGCAATTTGATGCCATTTCAAATTACCACCTGAATCTGCTTCAGATCCATATGCTTTTGAAAGTTTTGTAATATAGCCAAATGAGTTGCCAATCAGCGCACCAGTCAAACTAGAACCACTTAAGAATGCAGATGCTGTTTGAACACCCAATGTATTCATTAAATTGTTAACAATATTAACTTGATTTACTTGATTTGAATATTCAATTACTGCCGATTCAAATGCTGTGTAAAAATTAACTGCCTGCATTTCAACATCCATTATGGGATATCCTAAATGTTGTGCTGCTGCTTTTGCAAATCGATCGGCATGATTCTGGAAAACTGAATCGCCATCAAAAAAGCCGAATGGTGTTGATCCAGTAGTAAACGAAGAACTTCCCGGCCAAATTGGTTTGTTTTCACTATAATCAGCCATGTTGTTCTCCTATTTTTTTTAATCTAGTTTGCTCCAAACTTTTACGTATTTTATTTTTAGTTTCTTCAGAATGAGTCTTGCCTTTCATTGGATGATTTTGTTTAAGCCATTCTGAATGTTCAGGTCTTGTTTTTCCGTATAATGGATGTTTATCTTTAACGCGCAATTTATTTTTTTCCGATAAAAGTTTACTTGCTTGTTGTCTACGTTCTATAGTCCATGCGTTTGAAATATTTTGTTTATGTTTTTCTGATTTTGGTAATGACATTAATTTAGAATATTCAGCTCTAATCATATCATATTCGCGCGATGAAATTTTATATGTACGCTGTTGATTATTGTTATTTAAATTCATCATTGCCCATAAAGCATATTTTAATTTATTATTACCTGGATATATTTCACAAAGCAATTTATGAGCTATGAAATGTTCCTTCGCAGTAAGTAATACTAAATTATTAGAATCATTTGTGCCGCCTAATGATTTAGGAATAATATGGTGTGATTCGAAATATATATCAGTATTTTTTAATCGGTTAGAATCTAGTGCTCGATTAATAATCTGATTATATATTTTAGCATAATTCACTATATTCTCCTTTTAAATATAAATATCAATATCTTTCATTTAGTAAGCGTAAAATTTCATCTAATGCTTCATGGCGATGATTATCTAACAATATGATTTCATTAACCCATTTTGATTTTGTTAGTTTGGGTACTTCATGCACTGCCGAATCATTTGTAAATTTTAAATCTACTTGATATCTATCGCCTGTTAAAATCATGATACTGTCTTTACCTAGACGAGACAATACCATTTGTAATTGTTGTTTTGTTAAATTTTGGAATTCATCCACAATGCAAATTGCATTATCAAATGTACGACCTCGGAAGTGTGTCAATGAAACTAATTCAATATTTTCTTCCTTTTCCATTTTTTCAAGTATCTCTGGCTTATTGTATACTTTACGCATATTGCTACGCAATGGCACTAACCATGGTTCCATTTTTTCTTCTAATGAACCTGGTAAAAAACCATTATCTTCATTTGATACTGTCGGTCTTGTTACAATTATTTTATTTATTTGTCTTTTGAAAAACATGTCCAACGCAATTTGAACTGCTAACAATGTTTTTCCCGATCCTGCTTTCCCCAATACGAAATTAAAAGGAGTTCCGATGATTTTTGCTTTTGCTTGTTTTTGTTCTTCTGATAATGAAATTGAAAATTTAATATCAGTTTTTGGCGGAGTTTTCTCCTTATTAGTTGTAGCCATTAATAACCTTTGATTAAATTAAAATAATTTTGTAAGCGTAGATTCTTGTAGTGTCATATCTTTTAATGTTTCAATCTTACCTAAACATGCTTTTCTAAGTGCTAAATAAGTTTGTCGGGCCGGATGTGGTGTCATTACTTTGATTGTGACTAATTCTTTATCAGGTCCTAAATCTTGTTCAATATGGACCATTAATACTAAACTTATTGCTCGAATACGATCTAAAACATCAACTAAACGACCATCATAACGGATGATTGCTTGCATTGAATACTTATTGTGTGGTACTGCCATGATATTCTTTTTATATAAATATTCAGATAGTAAAAAAGGGTGACCGAAGCCACCCTCTCTTATTACCTTTAATTAATTAAATCGTTAAATAATTAAGTCAATTAACTATTAAAGAATGTTTAATCCATGAACATATACTTTTCCGTAGAATTCTGGACGAACCACTTTCTTCGCGTAACGTGTCATAACACCTTTACGTGGAGTGAAGTTAACTGGATCGTATACTAATGGTGTCATGATTAATGGAATATACGGACTAAATACCGCACCTGTTTCAAGGAACTGTGCTCCTCTGAAGCCCATTAAGATAACATTTTCTAACATGTATGGGTTTTTGTATACAGTGTAACGGTTATTGATTGAACCAATTTTTTGTACACCTGCTGCAAATTCCATTTTGTTACCATCTGTGTCAGCTGCAAATCCTGGGATAGACTCAAGGATTGTTGCTACTGCAGGAGATGTTACTAAGAAGTTAGCACCACCACGCAATGTTTTTTGGTGAATTTTATTAGATACTTTTTGAAGTTTGGTACCCAATGTTTGGAACCAACCACCTTGTGTATTGTAATATCCATCACCAGCTGCAGTTGCTGCACCAGCGCCTGATTGTGTAAATCCATTACCATTCCAGAAGTTGTTGTTCAATGCTGACCAATACTCAGTTGTTGGAGCTGCTGAAATCAACATATCCAAGATCTCTAAGTCGATCTCCATTGATACATACTCAGACAACATTGAAGTCAATTCAGCTTCAGCGTCAATTGAATGGTATGCATTTAAATCTTGAGCAAACTCTGGAGTCCATACTGCTTTCAACTTACGTGTTTTAGCAACGATTGGCTCAGACTGCATTTCAAGGTTGATTTCAGGGATATCAATATCAGTACCTTCATTCATACCTGATGTTCCGTAACGTGTTCCTGCAAATGGATTTTTGTCTTCGAAATCACCACGTGATGTATCAGATGGTTGTTTGCTATACTGTAATCTCAAGTTACCTGCGCCGATTGCTAATTGGATGTTTGTTGCTTGAGCGGCCGTTACAACGAAAGATGCAGTGAAATTGCTTGTAATTGTAGAGAATGCTTGAACTGGAACGATTTCAGTTTGAGCTGAACCTGAAGTCAATGTCCAAGAACGAACTGCATATAAATCAGCATCAGTTGGTACGTTGATAGTAACTACTTTGAAACCAACAGTGTTACCAGTAAAATTACTGTCAAAGTTAGTGCTGCAGCTAAACCTAATGAAGATGTAAATGGAATTGAATATCCAAAACGACCTGCACCATAAAGACCACCTGCGGCGTCAGAACCAGTTGTAGTAACACCGAACATTGAGTCTAATGCATTAGGGTTACCAAATGGATCACCTGTTCTGTTGTTGTTATCATCATCAAATCCTGGTGCTGCTGTTCCGTATTTGAAATCCAAATAGAAAATAAGTCCTGATGGCAAGTTCATTGGTTGAACTGATACGAATTCTTTAGCTGCAAATTCAGCAAAAATACGACGAACTAATGGAAGAGCAACGCCTGCCCATTCTTCTGATCCTGCTGATGTACCTGTTGCAGATGATTCTTTTACTAATTGACGTGCTTGGTTTTCAAGCAATTGAGCCATTCCTGCGCGCTCTGTCTCGCTTTTAAGACCTTCCAATAATCCGGTCTTTTCCCATTTCGATGCCAACGCTTTAGCTTGGTTGCGTTGTACGAAATCATTTGTTTGTAATAAATTTGAAATACTCACTGTTTTCCTTTTTTTTAATGTTATAGCAATCCTGCTAATTTTTTCCATCTGTTAGCCAATTCAAATCCTTCACTTAAAACTTGAGTTGTTTCTTTTGCTGGCGCCGTTGTTGCAGTTGGTTTGCTAGCATAAGATTCTTTAACTACACGTTTTTTAGTTGCTGGACGATTGAATGATTCAGCTAACGTTGTAAATACTAATTTTACTTCTCTTGTATTGCCTGCACGATCAAAATTTTCAATTACTTTCATTTTTTGAGCTTCAGTCAATTCAAAATTGCGGAACAATTTGTTTGTGTAAAGAAGTTTTGCATTCAAAAGATTTACTTCAGAAAGAATACCTTTAAGTTGATTTACAGTAGCATAAGCTTCTTCTAATTCTTCTTTCATTGTATCTTTTACAGATTCTTCTTCTTTTTCTGCTGGCATTTCTGCCTCATCTTCTTCACGAAGAATAGCTTCAATGATTTCGTCGATAGATTCGTTAGTATACTCATCAGTGTCAGCATCTTTCATGTCATCACCTTCCATGATGTCATCTCCGTCTGAACCTTCTGGTGCACGTTCTTCATCTAAATCGCCTTCTAACTCACGAATAATTGCTTCTAGGTTTAAGTCTTCGTCATCCTGATCTTGATACTCAGCTTCCATTTCCTCGTCACCCATTGGCATTTCTTCTCCTGCCATTTCTTCTTCACCACCCATATCATCATTTGAGTAAATGTCAAATTCATCAAATTCTCCGTCTTGATCAACATCGATTGATAAATCACCAACATCTGTACCCATTTCTGAATCTAGAGCAGCATCTTCTTCTCCGGTCATGTCAACATTCATTTCTGTGTCGTCCATTGCCATTTCTTCGTCTTCTTCGCTTAGATCACTTTCTAACTTTGCAGATAGCATGTTTTCCATACGAGCTCCGAATGCTTCTTGTAAAGCAATCTTTGCATTTGCTAAAGCTGTTTCTTTAACCGCCTTTGCATCAGCAATCGCTTCTTTTAGCAAATCTGATTTTGCCATTGTTTTTCTCCTTAAATTTGTTTTTTGGAAATAAGATTATTTGAAATCTTAATAGAATTTTTTTAATTACTAGACACTATATAGAAAATAGCGTATTTACATATAAATATAGAGCTGTTTAAAAAACCAGTAAAAAAGCCCTAACTTTTTTTGTCAGGGCTTAAAAATTTTAATTAGAGCGAATTTCGATCGCGTATCATTTGAATAAATTGAGCGTCTTGAATTTGTTTTCTTCTTCGAACTGACGGTTTAATAAATTCTTTTCGATCTTTTATTTTTTCTAAAATTTCTGAATTTTTAATTTTGCGCTTCCATATTTTAAGAGCAAATGCTAAATCTTCACGTGCGGAACCTACTACGTTAACTGCTAATGGATTTCCTGCTACAATTGTTTGATGTTGTTTTTGTTTTTTATTCATATAACGATATTAAATTTTTCTAATTGGTCTTTTCGTACGTTGTAGTTCAGCTTCAGGCTGCGGAGCTGGTTGTTGTTCTCCTCGTACTTTAAATCTAAAATGTTTAAGTTCTGGCATTTGTGATAAGTAGCCTTGAATCTTTTGTGATTCAGTTCCTGGATCTTGTCCTAAACGAAAATAAAGATAAACTACTTTGCCGGTTTTTCCGATTTGTTTTTTAACTAAGGTAATTCCCTTTTTTGCTGCCCATTGCTGAATCTCTTTGGTAACTCTAATTGCATCTGCTGGATCGCGTAAAACAAATTCTACACCACCTCTATAATCAGTTATGTTGTTAACTAATTTTGCTTCATCTATTTCAGATTCGTTTGCTGTAATACGTATATTTCCTCCGGCTTCTTTTGCAGCTTTTTGTGCAGCTTTTAACGCCGTTGGGTCTTTAGCAACAGATGCTGCTATTTCTATATCATTTGGATTTTGTTTAACTGATTGTTCAGTTAACCCAAAAAACTGTTTATATAATTTTCTAAACGTATTCATTACTTACCTATATTATAATAATTTTTTTTGTAAGATCCAAATTATCCGACATTAAAATAACGATTCAAATGTTGACCAATATTTTCATAACACAATGCCATTCGTTCTTGTGCTTCTTTTAATTCGCGAGCGGCTTGTTCAAAATCGCGATAATCTTCATGCATTCTTTTGTTGCCTTTTTTATGAGCAACATTCGTCATCCAATCATCACTTTCGGTCATGATTTTATCAGCACTTTCTACAATATTTTTAACTCGTTCAACAATTTCTTCAAGATCGCCTTTTCCGTATACAGATTCGCCTAATGCTGAAAAATTTGCTACTTCTTGCATGAATGCTCTTTTTTCTTCTTTAGACATTGGCTTCGGTTGGTCTTCTAGAATTGTTTCTAAAATAAATTTTAAGTTTGGTGTTCTCATTATATGATCCTACATTTTCCATCTTCGCATAAAATCGAAGTTATAAGGCTGTTTACTTTATTATATTTGTTTGCGGTATTCATTTTATCAACTGATTCATTCATGCTCGTAGGACGCATAAAAGCTCCATGGGTAGAAGGATTTGACACAAAGTCCCAACATATCAATTCAAAATCTTCTTGAACCTCTACTGTGCCTTCGCTACGTAATTCTTTAACAGATCCTAAACCACGAGATGAAATACCTAATGTGATGCCAGCTTTAAATAATTCTTTAAGAATTTTACCTGATGGGGTTTCTAAAATTTGAACTGCTCCTAACAAATCATCGCCATTCCACCAAATTTTTAATATGTTATGTGATACGTTGTTTAAGTTAACAATTGATGATTCTGGGTGATCTAATTCACCTAAAGCTCTATGTTGATCGATATATTCTTGTTGATAACGACGGCATTCTCTTTCTAAAATTTGTTTTGGATAAACGCGGCCGTTTTGATTTTTAGCTCCAGCTCTTTGTAAAACCCCTTGCACTACAAAACCACCCGGTATTCCATATGCAGCACCACTATTCTCATTCAATGAGTTAACAGGCTTAAATGGCATATATTCTACGATTAGTTGTTTTGACATATTACTCCCCTAATGATCTTACTCGCTCTGATATTTTTGTTAATCGTTCTGCTATTTTTACTAATGCTTTATCTGCCGATGAACCTATATTTGTTCTAGACAAACCAGATTCTGTTTTCAATCTAGAAGTATGATTAACTAACGTTTCAATTTCTTGAAGTTTTTTAGCTACTTCTTTGATTGTATTTTTAACTTTTTGTTCTGGAGTAGTTTTAGAATCTCCAGTTACAAATGTTCTATATGATTCAATAAGTTGTTCGTACTTGCGATCCATTGCTTCTTGAACTTGCAAATAATCATTTTGCCACCAATATTTGTCATCGACTGCAAAAGGAAATTTATCATTAAAAATTTCTTCGTCAGATTCAGGTTTTTGATATCCCGTTTCTTTCCATTTAAATGATGGAGGTGTATTGATAGATTCCTTAACACGTTTCATTCCTAATACTTCAACTGTATCATCTTCGGCACCTGTTTTACTAAATGCTTTTGGTGTATTATATGAACCAGCTGCGGCTGAAGTACTAATCTCAGCAATTTCCTCTTCATTGCATATACATTGGTCTGCCGGACGATCACACGCATCGCAATAATTATTTTCAAGTTCTATAAACTTGCTTTCAATCTCTTTTAAGAATGACTTCATTAATGCATCTCCTTTAACTCACGAACTAAATCAAAATAACGTAACAAAGAAAGTATATGAGATTCTTTGATTGTTTTCATATTTTCAACAGTACATAACATTTCAGAAAGTTTTTGTACTTTGATCTGTGTTGCTTTATCGGTAATTTGTTTTGGTTGTGAAGCTAAATCTTTTTTATTACGTGGAATAACAGTTTGTACATATTCTTTTAAAGCAGCAGTATCATTAACATTGGTAATATACTTGTTTAAAAGTTGTTTTTGTGATTCATCTAAATTTTTTGAATATTTTTCATTAAATTTATCAATCATTAATTTATATGTTAATAAACGAATGTCCTTTGGCTGT